GTCTCAAATTTTACAGACGGACTGTCAGCTAGACGACATCGCCTCCGGTCGTCTTGTGCAAAGCTCAGATCCGGTACTAGATCTGTTGATCCAATGGAGGAAGGAAGTTCTCAAAAATGAAAGATAGAGAAGAGCTCGGCAGAGAAGTCCGGAGAGTATGGCACGAGGGGGCGTTTAGGTGATGACACCTTATGTTAAAAAATCAATACTAGGTACAGCCTCCGCGGTGGCAATCGTCCTTATTATCGATCTCCTCGAGGCTAGTTATCACCTGCTAGCAATCACTTTGATTGCCATAATTCTAGGTATTGCGATTGGCGTTGCGTACGATCTTGGAGCAAAAAGCGAACAACAACCTACTAGAAAAAAGAAGTATTTCATCTTTCACAAACGCTCTATGCTCTGTGCCCCCTACGGGGTCGGTTGGTCGTACGCGGAGGCTAATGGCGGCTGTGTGCTGAAGACGGAGGTCTCCTGGCGCAAGATCAATGGAGTGTGTATCAATACGCCGTGGTGGGCCTGCTGGTTGCTCTTCCGCCGGCCTAGTTGGTGACCACTTGAATGAGTGATCTTGACCCCTGCGGGGTACCCCAGGCCGTGACACCCAAACTCGATCAATCCCTGGTTGTTCCCGTAGATGAACTGATAAGGATGACCGCGGAGCTTGAGGCCATCCGCGATCTCCTGCGAAGTATCCGTAACGTGCTGGTTCGTATAACTCCGGCTATGGAGGTGATCTCGCAGTTAGCTCAAGAAGATCGGGCAGCCCGATGACCAGACAACACAACCCTCCGCCACCGGATCCACGACAGATCATGGATCGACTCCACCGCGTGCTCGCGGATGTGCGACAAGAGCTTGACACCATTCAACGCCATCTCGTACTTCGCGAGGGCAATGGCTATCATCGGTCGAGTCACTGAACTCAAGACATAAAACAACGGGCCCGACTCCGAAGAGCCAGGCCCGTGAAGATCATTCTACCACGAATAAATCTGTGAGACCAGTTATTTGGAGTGGACGCTGTATTAGTCTGCGACTCGCGCCTCGTAATATGAGTGCCGTTCCTACCGCGTGCGCCATGGCACGAGTCGCGAGCAACAGACTAAGACCGGATGATCCGATAAAAGTCACTTGATTAAGGTCAAGTATTAATCTGGTTGGTGGTGGGTGTGATAATGCATGAAGAATATGTCTCTTTACGAGATCCGCGGTAGCAATGTCGAGGTCTCCCATTATGGCTACCGTGGTGGTGCTGCCCTCGACAGTAGGGCAGATGTGTACTACAGGCGCAATAAACTGCTCGGATTGATGTACGGCGTCTCCGGTCATGGAGGTCAGCGTGCCGCACGCGGCCAGGAACGTTACCGCTGGATGGGTGCAGCTAGGGCAGTAGTGACGACTGAGCACAAGCCTGGCAGCGTCGCTCAGGGACGACTACCAGGCTGGCCGGCAAGAAGATCTGGCCGCAGAGGCCCACGTAGGTGCCGGTTATCTTCCCGAGCGCCATAGCCTCGTCCGTCACCCAGTGTTCGTATCGTGACGCATCGGTTACCCAGACCATGCCGGTAGTGACTCCCCCATGAGCAACCTCCCCGTGCAAGTGCATATGCTCAGTACTAGCACGGAGCGTATATGTCAGGGTAGAGCCAATGGTGGTATAAAGTCCCTCACAAGAGTTACTGAATTGCCCCTAGACGCTTACCGAACGCAACCCAGTCCATCGCGATGCCCTGCTGAGCTTGCGGAAGAGTGAGAGCACCACGGCACAACGCAGCGTGCGCTGCGCTCTCTACCCTGTCCTTCTCGTTGGGCGAACTGTGCGGCTCAGGCCACAGGTTTTCAGGCGCCGTAGGGTCTCCCCCGAGCTCGAGCGAAATAAGGTGATCTTCTTCGGTGGTCTCAGGGGTTGGGGGAGGGTCCGGAGGCATCCCGCCGGAGGTGTAGTCGTACTGGGCTAGTTGCTCGCGCTTGAGTCTGTTGGTGTAGGCCACAGGCGGGCGCCATTGCTTCGTGTGTGCCACGGGACAGAGCTGCCCTAGGGTTACCGCCGGATTAGCCTTGCCAGGCGTGCATGTGGGATCTGGAAGCCAGGCTTGCGGGTCTGAGGGGATCTCGTGTCGGGCATGGCACGTCTTTCCTGCGGTAGTCCCTACAGGTGCCAGGGCCGAGCTCGTAAACTCCGTAGTCTGCTCTTTTTGCGGGCTGCAAGCCATGAGAAGAAGAGCGCCGGCCACCGCGGGAGCCAGCACAATTTTAGTAATCACCCGCGCTTCTCCTGCCAACGTCGCCAGTAATCCGGAATCTTCTCCTGACCGCGAGCAGTTACGGTAATCAATTTGCGGGGCCCACCCTTGCGGCCCGCGCGCTGTGCGTGCTCGGTCGGCGTCTCTTCTCGTATCGAAAGCCAACCAGCATCCGCCCATCGCTGAAGAAGCGGGTACAGGGTACCTTGCTTGACGCCGGTCCGGCGGGAGATGGCATACCCGGTGTGTTGTCCGTTAATATCGCTCATTAACTCTTCTGCCACGCGGTAGCCCTCGTAGGTCAGAAGAGGATCATTAGGTTTAGTCTCTGCCATGTGGGCATGGTAACACAGAACCTAGAATCCTAGGTAGACTCTACTTGCCACCTGGCAAGATGTTCGAGGTGCCAGGGTCACCGATAAAGGCAGCTAACAGGGACTTGACCAGGGTGAGTAGGGTAGCTGACCCTGCTGTGACGAGAGCCACCTTCCAATTGACATGAAACAGATCAAAGCCCGGCTGACCTAGACCGATCAGCGCAATGAGAGTAGCCAGGAAGGTACCGAGCACACGGTCAAGAGCTCCGATGGCCCAAGCCTGAGTGAACGGGTTGCCGGGAGGAGTGATCGGGTCAGTCATGAAAATCTTCTCCTTGTCGGACTTGACAGATGTAACGTCCAGTGCCTAGGATTCGATGTAATGAGTGAGAGGCTCACAGGGAGCCAGAAGGGGTAAAAATGGATATCTCAGAGCTTCAGGTGGGCGACATCATCCGTACCAAGACTGGCAAACGTGACCGTGTGATTGTTCGGAAAGGAAGAGCTAATACATCGGAAGAGATTGCAGAGCGTCAGAAGAGAGGACTTAGTTATTGTCGAGCAGATTACGTAGCAAGTATAGCTCTTAAAGATGGCAAGATTTTTGGCGCAGTAACTACTACCTCGCCTGACAATGTTACTCTCGTTAGACGTAAGGGTAATAAGTAAAATTTTTATTGAAGCTATTAAGGAGCAGAGAGGTGTCTAAAGTCATCACTGCTGAGGATCTAAACTGGCAGTGTGGATCTCTAACTTCGTGGGCTATGGTCGGAGGTGATCATCTAATCACTAAAATCTCTGAAAATTCTTACCTACTAGATTGCTATGTCGATGATGGGTACATGATGCCTGTTGGTTATTTTAGTGAGCTCGATGATGTTCTCGCGGTGATTAACCACGACCAGAAGGGTGAGGTATAACAGTGAATAATTTACGACTCACGCCTACTACACTGTGTGGCAGCTGTGGACTTCCTATTGGCAATTCAGGCTGGTATCACCATCGACTTCGCACTTATGTGCACAAGTCGCCAGCTTGCCTAAGTAATCTCCGTGATGAGGATGTTAGCCGGCACTGTATGACGCTGGTAGTCGTAGATAATCAGAATAGTGAGGTGTAATTTAATAATGGCTCGAGACTATGACGCGCACGATCAGCAGCAACCTCAGCAAGAGCCCAACGGACAGAAGGAATCACCCGCCGACCCAAACGCTGACGACAATCCGACACCATCCGGCACGAACGGGCAAGAAAAGGATAAATAATGGCACACATCACCACTCAGACCGGCCCACAGAAAGATAATTCAAATAATAATCATCTATGGGAGGCGGCATGGCAACATAAACTTGGTACAAGTCCAAAAGATGACCGAGAGCGGTACGAGCGACCTGCCAAGCCCTGATAAGATCTCGGCATGTATCCTGTCTACCCCGACGCATTAGGCATTATTCTCGGTTTGATCGCTCCCTTGACAGCACTTGTACTACTACTCGCCGCGTGGATCGTGAACTGAGGCAAAAATATAGAGGGAGGGGCAACGTTGCCCCTCCCTCTGTCGTCCTATCTCACGGACCCGCCGGAGCCGGAGGCGTCGGTACCACGCTCGGGTCATCCGTCTGAAGGGCCGTCTGCAACTTCGCAACCTCAGCTGCAACATTGTCCTTCACGGCGTTGATATCAGCCTCGGTCACAGTTCCACCGCTCGCGACCTTAGCCGCGAGGTCGTCAAGACCCTGAATAATGAGACTGTCCTCGGACTGGAGATCCGCAACAGCCTGGTTCAGGTCATCAATAGCAGCCACTTGTGCCTCCTGAATATGTAGTAATTTCCTGACCACTCGGAGGATCTCCGAGACATTGCCGGGTACGCTTGCTAAATCGCTGAGCAAGCCCCCGAGAGATGAAAGTCGTTGAGTGAGTTGCTGCCCGCTGGTATCCTGATTAGATTCATGTTCGCCCATTACAACCCCCAAGCATTAACCCAGTTATTCAACGCGGTCGCCAGATTTTGATTTAGTCCTGAGTGGGTGTACCGCAGCCAGGGGTGTGCCTGAGCCGCAAGAGCCGCATTAGCGGCTTGCTGAGCCGCGGTGATAGTACCTGTAGCCGGCACTGGAGTAGGCGTAGGAACAGGAGATACCGGAAGGTCACTGCCGGTCAAGATCTTATAATCCTTGGCCAGCATGGTCTGATCGACGCCGGTCAAAAACGAAACGTTAGTGAGGTGTTCCGGCCAGATAACTACCCAGGCTTCCTGTACCTGATGTGCCCAGAAAGAATCAGTTAGCGCGAGCGGCATGCCCCAGCTAATAAGACCAATATCTGGGCGACCTGATCCTGAGTCACTTGTGTATTTACCGGTCAAGAAAGCATGACCGCCCCACTCCGGCGAACTCGAGACATAATCCCAAGGCTGGCCGGCATCAGTCTGATCAGACTGTGCTTTGTCGAGGTCGGCACCGCAGGACAACGAGCCGAAGATAGCTAGTGCCGCGTGGACTTCATCAAGATCCGCGACATTCACCTGTGCGTAGGCGATGCACTTAACCATTTGGCCGTTACAGCTAATGCCGTTTTTGTGGACTTCCGAGAGCATATCGGCCATGACCACGCCGTTATCATCCCGCGGGAAGTTGGGATTGCCGGATCTTTTGTAAAGGTCAAGGGTGGCATTAAGGTCTGGGAAGAGATCGACGTTAGCCAGGTACTTGGAGACGAGCATCCGGTCATGGAAGACATCCGCCGGCCCGCAATCTCCATATTTGTTATTGCCGAGCATGCCCCACCGGGAGGCAGGGACTTCGCTCAGGTGATCGACCGTCGCCGGATGATCCGGAGTGACCCCGGTGAGCAGTGGACCGAGCTTGAGCACGCGACGGTCAGGGTCATGAGGTCGCCGGCCGAGACGGTAGTCAGGGTGGATGAAGGTCTCGACGTGCCGCGTCGGTGCTGTGGCCATGCGATCTCCTAATGGGTTGACAGTACCTAGAATCCTAGGTAGAGTGAGCGAAGACAGAAGGGAGCATGAAAATGGACAAGAACAGGGAATACGCAGAGGCCTATGTGCAAGATGCGCAGCGAGCGACTGAACTTATTGCCGATGAATTGGCGAAACTAGCTGATGATCTAAAGGCTTATGCTTCTAGTTTTCCCGGCACTCTAGATCCAGAATCTAGAAGCACACCCGGCAGTCTTGCCGCGAATATTGTTGCCCGATTTAATAACGGAGTGGGCAATATCGGTGGAGTCCGGCTGTGGTCTGTCGTTTACAACGCCGCCAAGGCTGAGAAGTACCTAGGTCTAAAAGAGCAAAACAAGGGTGAGGTATAGTCCTCACCGCGGGACTCGGTAGTCCGAGATACGGAGCCTCCCCAGAACTCCTAAGACGGGCCTACCACCACCGCGGGCCCCTCCCGCATCAGGCCCAAAAAGAGAGCCGGAGGGCATCCTCCGGCTCTTCTCCTGCCTAGCTCTTACCGCTCGTACCAGCGATGACCGTTCCAGCGCCAGTGATGCCAGCGGTGGCCATCCCAGCCCCACCGATCGTAGCTACGACAACGCCAGTCGCCACGGTGGTTCCACTGATCGCAGAAGTCCTGCGGATGCCAAGCGGCAGCACTCTGTGCTCCCTGCTCCGGAGATAGTGTCTCCGCGCTGGCGGAACCCACACCCAGACCGCCAACCAGCAGGGCAGACGCCGCACCAAGCACAAGAGCTAGATTCCTGATCATATATCCTCCTGAGTACAGGACTGTGTACTCTAAGTAAGTCGGATGATCAGTCTCAAATGTTGCTTGGTTGTGGCTGGATTTTTGCTGAAAGTCTCACTTGCCTACATGCCGACCACGCCGGCCAATCGCTCGACCGTGCGGAGTCCTGCCTCCTGGTCTGGCCACAGACAGCCAGACGATAGCCCAGAGCACCGCCAGGCCAGCCCAACGCGCGTAGGGGATGGTTACTCCCCTCAAGGCCGTACCGCCCAGCACGAGCAGGATAAGGACCCCCAGTTGCTTACACACGAGCCACCAATACCTGAAAAGACCTTGCTGACTACCTAGAGCCAGCCAGACGCCGGTACCTAGTGCGATGGTCGCAGTCTCAACGAGATAAACCCTGAGGTCCTGCCAGGGAGTGATAACCTGCGTGGCCAGGAGGGCAAACCAGCCAGCGGATGCGGTGATATGCCAGGCCAGCAGCATGGTTCGTAGCGGCTTGGAGCGCCGCATGACCGGGGCCTAGTGCTCGGTCTCTGGGATTACCGACCCCCTGGCTCGTGTGGCCATACGAAGTATCAGCGCGGTATCTCCGGGCGAGAGCTCCCAGTCCTGTGTCTGGAAGCTGTCCACAAATTGTCCACCCGTCTTGTTAGCCGGATTCCACCGCGTTACGAAGTGCTTGCCGGAAGGCCGTGACCAGGCCTCTTGCACGAAGGCACCCAGGTAGCCGGGGGTATAGTGCATCAGGATTCGACCGGGCCAGCCTCCCGCCGGGCCAGGAGATCCTAGGGTGTACTCGACCGCGGGCCAATTACCATCCGGCTTGACATCATCCGCGGTGCCTGACGGCACGGGCGTAGGCTCGATAATGTATCCCATGTCATTGCTCCTTCGTCGGACCGAACCTCCGGCAATTTGCTGAGCTCGATTAATCACCCAATCCCAGGGGAAGTTATCGCCCGGATCTGTATGTGTGCCGTCCTGTGCGCCACGGGTCCAGTCAATGTGTCCGATGACCCCGCCAGGGTGGTTAGGATCGTCTCGGCACGCGGCGACTTCAGATAGACTCAGTCTTTTGATAGGCAGGCCTCGAGCAATGCAACGACTAGCTACCCACTGAGCTGCGAGCTCGAGCATCCGCGGATGATCGTTCAGCCATTGGTCCCGAGTCCACGCGGCAAAACCACACATACATCCACAGTCGGAGATGGGATTAGCCGATAATGTAGACCACGATTCAAAGTTGTACTGAACATATTGCTCCATACGGTTGTCATCAAAAGCCACATGGTAAGACGCTTGGACCGATGGATTAGCCAGATAATTGCCCAGACTTACTACGTCTCGGGCACCCTCAGAAGTATGAAGAATAACAAGTCTAACCCTGGCGTTCCCCCGACCTTGGTAATTCGGGCTTGGGATCATATCGAATCATGCTCCCTGAATAAAGTGAATTACTTGTAGTGATCTGGGAGTACCATGGAGGGTAATCAAAAGAAGGTAATGGTTCTTCCGGATCAGGAGTCGCTAGAAGTGTTTCCATCACTGCTCCGGTGTAATTTTCCAAGAAGGGTCTTAATCAATTTCCATTTGGTGAACCACTTAATGAGCTTTTTCACTATTTCCCCTAGGTTCCCGGTACTACGTGCTTCGTACCGCACTGCAAACGATCAGAGCTGCTTTGCAGAGTCAGATATAATTGGTCGTACTGAGCCGGACCACCCACGAATCGAGCCTTAGCAGCATCCGAATAGAAACCCAAAAATGTGCCGTACAGGTTGCACGTCTCATGGATACTAGTGTTTAGCCGCGTCTGGTTGTTCTGCACTTGCTCAATAAGAACCTCGTTATTGTTCTGCACCCGATGCAGGTAAATACCAAAGATCACGCCAGCAATGGTCACTAATAGGTCGAAGGCGATAAGAACACCACCGCCCTTGAGCCATCCCCAGACAGATTTTTGCTCTGTCTTAATCTTAGCTACTTCAGGGGTCAGCTCACCGATGACTTGACGCAGGCTTTCGATGCGGTCGGCAAGAGCCTCATCTGCCTGTATGACACGTTCCATTTTTTGCCCTTGATCACCAATCATTGGATCTTCTGGAGTCGTCATATGTTGCCCCTGCGTATTCTTGCGTGCTCTACTTCAGCCCGAAGAACAATTACCGTTTCATCAATTTGATCCATGAGCTCGGCTAATTTTTTACGGGTCTGCAACGATGTTGTGATAGTTTGTTCCCACGCGGTAATGTTGTCATCCGAACTCGGAGAGGTCATGTAACACGCCTTATCTCGTTAGTAGCTTCTCCCATGGTGCTCTGCCATCGCATACCCATAGCCAAGAATTTATTGATCTCATCATTGAGATCTTTTACTTCCTTCTCCAGTCGATCGGCTCTCTTGACCGATTCATCAAGCCGCTCTTTGTAGCCTTTGATGATTTGCAGGTAGAGAGCCCCGACCACAAACAGCAAGATAGCGAAAGCAATACCTATCGGGCCGAACTTGCTGAAGTAATTGAGCAGCTCAGTGAGGCCCATGGCAGCTCCCTAGATTAATTACGGTTTGACTTTCCGCTCTAGGGCAGCAATTCGAGTGCGAGCGTCTTTCAGAGCTGACCACAGCACGCCAATCAGGTCACGGTCAGAGAGCATCCGCGGTGCACTCTCGTTGTCCGGATCTTTTCGCACGAGCCAGGGAGCTACACTCTCGACATCCTCTGCCATCGGGCCGGCGTGCTCGTGTTCATCCGCGTGCTCGAAATCTGGGTGCCAGCGCCACCGGAAAGAAGGCACCTGATCGATAATCGATCCGGCCTCGAGCAGAGGTTGGATATCTGTTTTCATGGCCTGCTCTGAGGGAGCAACTACCGTTCCGTAGAGAGTCCAGTTTTGACCAGGAATACCGACGTTTCCGAAAAACCCGGTAGCAAAGACATTAAGCGCGTTAATCTGATTTTGAGTGGTGCCGTCGCCTACTGGCCCGTAATGGAAGCCATAGCTGTTGCCATGGAGGTCGCCATAGTGATTGTAAAACTCTGAACCACTTATGCCGACATCGCCATGATGTACGCCATGAGTATCTCCCACCACCGGACCATTGAATTGCTGTGCGGTAAGCGGTTTCGAGCTACGGCCAGTCCCATCAGTGATCGTAGCCTGACCATTGCTAAAGCTAATCCCTACATTCTGGTCACGTCCCGCGATGACTGGATTAGCGGCACCGGGCATGTGAATGACATTGCCATTAATGTCTTGTACCTGGTCACTTGGTCGACCTACCGCGCGAGTGACCTCATCAAGCTGGCGCTGAATAGCTACCAATCGATCCGATAAGTAACTACGGGGCGCGGGAGTGATTGGCATACTAGGTAGCTCCTACAGCCAGGGGATCAGTATCCGTGATAGTCACCCAGGGCTTCTCTGTGCCCGCAAGACCAGCAATACGCCGACTATAGAGACCATCGGGAATAATCGGGTCTTGTCGGATGTCGACACTAAAATCTTCACCGACTCGATACGTTCCCACCACAGGATCCACATCTGCGGGCACCGTCAACTTAAAAGCCGTTACCGGCTTTTTCCAGGCCAGCAGTCGAGCCGCATTATCCGCGACGAGCACATTATAATTAGTCTCGGAAGAGTGGGAATTATCTACTCCCTCGAGCAGCGGCCATCCAAAAGACAACTGAGTGGTGTCCGCGGAGGAAATAATGAGTTTGTCTTGTGACTGACCACTGCCCGCGGACCAGACTTGTAGGGCAATGTTCGATCCGTCACTGTCGAGGCCGACCACCGAATTAACGTCGCTGTCGAATAGCCACGGCGTGACACTACGGCCAAGATGTGGTGTGCCTATCTGCATATCCCAGCTGAGATAATTAGCGTCACTGCCTTGTGTGATCTTCGGGTCAAACCGAACTTCTGGTCCATCCACCTCAGACATGAGACTGTGTAATTTATCCCAGTAGAAAGCCAGATCATAGCCATAATAGGTGCGGTATTCGATGCCCGGTGTATTATCAAACGTAACGTTAATAGGCAA